CCTACAAACAACGCATTCACCAGTTGTTGGCCGGCACAGGTTTAGGGATAGTGTCGTTGGTGTCGCTATACGTTGCAGCCACCTACCACGATATCACTGCGGTGACGTCAGTCGTAATGGTTGGTAGCTTTATAGCGGCTATGGTTTTACTGTTAACTATTCGATGAGTGATTATGAAAAAGATTTTATTATCTTTACTGTTAGTCTCTGGTGTAACGGTTGCCGCTGAAGGGGACTATCCAGACGCCACCCGTTTCATCTATTACAGACTACCTGACACTGGCGGTAGCCGTATCCTGAAAGATACTAAAACGGGTTGTGAGTACCTGGCACCATTCAGTGGTGGTTACACCTTGGTTGAAGGTAGCTGTAATATCCAAAAGTAAGTGAAGTATATATTACCTCTGTGTAATGCGGAGGTAATTCACTTATGTCCGTATATAAAAGTACAACCACATTCCATGCTATAGAACTTACTACGGAGAATTAACGTGACTGACATTGCAAACGTTTATTGGCCAGACAACATGCAAGTGGACGATGTTATCTTTAAAGGTGGCGACGATCAACTGCGTGACGAACTGGGTATGGGTTATCTGGCTTTCGATGAAAAGGGTAAGATCAAAGATGTAGATGCTTCAACAAGCTGCTACACCAATGGTCCCAAGAATCCGAAGGCATTTAACCAACAACTGGCTAACTTTACGGGCATCCTCGACTTGATTGACATCGGTCTTTGTATGGTCCGTGGTCAGCTGGTCTTTGGTTATGCCGTTGGTATGACGGGTGTGTTGGATATCCTCACAGCGAACTATCGTATTGACGGTGGTCGTTTGGAAGGTAACCATACCATCACAACCCCATTGCCTGAAGAAAGCGTGAACGATTTTATCAAGATCGTTAAACACGTAGAAGAGGCGATGTTTAAACCACTCGACCAGCCACTAACCATCGACGATCTGTTACTCACAGACAACCCGTTGTTTGTTCCTGGTCGTTGTGTGCACGAGCCAGAATACTGGCTGGAACTGATGACCCGTCTTCGCGAACATTTCCAAACCGGGTATGTGGACGAAGGTGACTACGGTATCAATGGTTGGTATGAGTCATCGCAGATTCATGCTCGGTGTTTCCCACCTGCAAGGAGTTCTCTGTGGCAGGACTCGACTACAACGTAATTGGTATCCTTCTGGCAATTGTTGTCGGATACCTCTGCATTTAACCACCACTTAAAGGTAAACCAAAATGAACGAGAAAATGAACATCCCCGCTGGACTGGGTAAAACACCAGCAGCAACTATCAGTATTGACGTACGCTCTGACCGGGTACATTCTGGTAAGACTACTATCTGCCGACTGATCGCTAAAAGTCTGCGTGAAGCTGGTCTGGATACACCAGAAAATCCGATCACCATTAACAACCAGGACCAAGATCTGCCTTACGCGGCAATCGGTACTGAAGCCTTCCAGGAAGTTCTGGATGTTGGCGTCGAAGCACTGTTGGTTAAACAACGCGCCAAACAGTTACACATCCACCTGGCTGACACGAACCTCCCTCAGTTGGCCAAGCCGTTCGAGTTCACGCGTTTCAACTACGAGTATCGCGAACGCAATGCGCAGGGTTACTGGTCTGAGTGGAAAGGCTGCACACTACCTGAGATCAGTGACATGCATCGCCAGAACAACGAATCTGCTGAAGTGCGTTTTGAAACCCGCAGCATTTTCCAACGCACTGGCGGTAATGAACTCCGTGTACCAGAAAGCTGGTTATCCGAAGTAGTCAAAGAGATTAAAGACCTCAATGCGTTGGTTGCGCATATCGACTACAACGATCCAGTAAACGGTAAGATTCGCTCTGCGGTATCTGACCTCATCGTGCGCGTGTCGAGCTTTGCTGCACCTATCTGGTCAAACCCGGAGTGGTTGCGTGAAAAGCTGACCGAAGCCGCTGATAATACCAACAAGTTCGATTTCCTGAACCAATGGACTCTCGCGGACGACCAACCAGAACAGGATGATAAATAATGGACTTACGTACACTGCGCAATGTCATCGACGCGATGATTGAGTCTGGTATTCCAGAAACCACACCAGTGGTTGTACCAACCTTCGATAACACGGGTGGTGCTGACGAAGACGTCACGATGGTGCCGGTTGAAGTGTTGTCTGTGGAGATTCACGACGGTGTAATTCACCAGTACGATAACTCACCCCACTGCTCAGTGAACCACCGTAAAGCAACGGTTGCGGCGTTATGCACACAGGGTAATGACCAATGGCAAAACTGGTCTACTGGTACTGAGCGTGAGATCGATCTGTCTAATGAAGACATTGATGCTGGCGATGGACGTAAGTTGTCTGCTAAGCGTTGGGAAGCCTTCCTGTCTGCTCCTGCGTTCCGCGCATTAGGGTACTCTGGTTTACACGAACGTCCAGAGCTTCCTATCTATGCAAATTTCGGTATGGAATTCTGGACCATGCATGGTGGCCGCACTCGTGAGCACGAACAAAGCACTGAGGGTCGCCGCATAGTAACTCTGTATGCAGACGTCATGATTCGTAATAACGAACTGGCTAAGCAGGTGGGTAAGATCGAAATCGTCGAGGGTGAGGTCCGCTACGGTGTGGCCGAGTTCCGTGGCGAAGGCGTTGCAATGGACGTCAGTACAGAGATGGCACAGACCATCCTGTCTAAGCCGGAATCGTTACGCAGCGATACGGCTTTCTTGTTAGCACGTGAGTACGGGATTTGCACCCCGGTCAACTTAATCATCGATGTAAACAAACTTAAAGGTAAGCAGAATGAAAGTAACTAAGCGTGTGGGTGTAGACATCACCCTGGAAGACGGCGTTGTATTGCGGTTAGACAAGATCAATGCTTTTTCGCTGTACCTGTGGGCATCTGGTGTTGCGTGGTCGCATGAAGGGATTATGTCCTTCCACGGCCGAACTGTAGAACCGTTCTCTCTGTCCGATCCAACGGCAGCGTGGGGTCCGTTACAATCGAACCGTTTCCAAGTGATTCACGAAGCTGGTCGCAGTGAAGAAGTCATCTTCACCCTCGGTCCACAGATTGATCAGCTGATTACCGTTGATCGTCTGTCTCTGTACGTGGCACTGAAAGACTTCGTTCTGACTGAGGTTTCACCACTGCTGGAGATTCCTGAGACCCTCACGCCGTATGCTAGCTGTAATGATGAGGGTGCTGCGGTTGACCAAAGTTGGCCTACTGGACACGAGCATGATGGCGTGTCTATCGACCTGACCATTCATCAGGGACACCTGAGCTTCACTCGCGATCTTCCCCATAGCAAGCGCACTGAAGTTGCTAGCTATAATCTGTTCTTCAGCAATCAGAATCTGCCTCGCCCAGCGCATATCAAATACCTCGGTATGCCAATGGCGCTCTACACTGGCGGCTATCGCGGTAAAGAAACTGAAAGTGCTGTACTGGTATGGCTTGACAATAACAAACCAGTGCTGTTGGAGATGTAATGAAAAAGTTACTCAGTAGTCTTATTCATGCTCCAACAGCCTACCCGTCGAACTTCATTGACGAAAAGCAAATCGTGTTAAACGATCTTGTCAGTCGTCCCGGTATTCACTCGCTGTTCCTGGCGAAACAAATCACCGGTAACAATACGTTCGATGCGATTACAGATGCGACCTTCAAACGCGCCTTAGAAGTCTGTAAGGCCATCGAGCAAGGTTGTGTTACTGGGACCGACGTAGCGACTTATGATGACACCACCCGTGGGAAACTCCACATCATCACAGGTAGTTACGAAGACGACGGTTCATCATTCCGCGTTAACCATATCGACAATGGTGTGCCAGTGCGTAAAGCAATGTTCGGCACCACCATGTCGTTGTTCGTCTCCGGCGAAACACTCAAACTCATGCGACTGAAAATTGGTAGTCTGAGTATGGTCGTCACTTTACCAGAAGAGGTATTAGAAGATGCAAGTTCAGAAGAGTGATCTCGAGTCGAAGCCGATGCAGCCAAGACTTAGCAGTATTGGTCTGTTGTCATTAATCGAATCACGTCGGGTACAAAAAGTACTCTGTGTGGTATCTGACGAACCGGGTAGTGATCTGGTTAAGGCATTGGAAAATCACGAACTGTTGCTGGCACGCATGGCTGAGTTTCGACCGGTCGAGATGGTGCGTGACGCGGTTATGGAACGTGCGTTTTATCCGGACGATGCTGACGTAGAGCAAATGCCGTTGTCAGTTTGTCAGGCCATTGCTATTCCGTCCAAAACCATCGGTCGCATTTTCAAGTCCGTACACTACCTTGCTGATGACGGCAATAGTCTGGGTGCTCGGACTTCCTTTATTGTTGACGTAGCTATTGTCACCAATGCTGACGGGTACCACCTACTGCGTGGACCACAGTACCCGTCGTACATTCCAGTCCTGCTGGATTAACTTGTAATAAAAAGGAGCAAACTATGACCCATGTCGATTACGACCTCGTGGTGAAAGAGCTGCTTAAAGGCGTTGTACCTTTAAACGGTGAATTAGCGGCTTGTATCAACGTACCACGACATAGTCAGATTTCTGAGTTTCGTACAGTGGGTTTTACTGGGGCTAGACAGTCTGGTAAAACTCGCTTTGTTCGAAATCTGGCTTTGAAGTCACCAGATACTACAATGATTATCTTCCCAGAGTCAGAACTTCGCGATCAGTTCGAACGCGAATGGGTTGAAACGTTTGGCGATTTAAAGAAACCAGTTACTTGGACCTACGGCTTTTACAGCGAACACGAACGTCGTGGTAGGTCCCCGGTGATTGGCGATTATCCACAATTCGATACTGTTATTATCGATGACTGTAATCGTTATTTTGCTAAATGGTCACATGCTAAAACCTTTAAGGCCATTAGTAATGTGGTGACTGACGATATTACTGTTTATCTGGTAGGGTAATCGTGACTCAACGTATCTTTCAAGGTAAGGCTGCTTTTGAATTAAAGGCAACCCACGGATTACCGTTAGACCAGGTATTCCATGAAGTTCTGGTAAAGCGTAAGTTAACCATCGACTGGGTGGGGTTCCTAAAGGCGGCCAGATCTAATAACCGCTGGGACTTCCAGACACTGCCAGACATCGAACTCTCTTTGTCCGATGCCGGCGTGGACCAGGAAACTATTCAGGCTATCCTACAGCGTTGTAAGTTGTGGATTCTGAGTAACCCCATGTAAATTGTAGGCGGGTCTTGTACCCGCCCCTTAGGGACGGTAAATGGGAATCTATTGGTTTCTAATTGTTGTACCTTCTTTACTGGTTGTGTTGGTGAGCCGCTGGATATGGCCACACCACATCACCCTTAAAGAATGGGGACTTCAGTTCTTAGCGTTGGGTGTCACTACGTTGATTTGTATCATGTTCCTGGCTTTGGGTAAATATGCCCATATGTCAGACTTCGATATACTCAACGGAGTCGTTACCAGTAAGAACTCAGAACACGTCACCTGTGAACACGAATATGTTTGTGGGCAGACATGTAGTGGTAGTGGTAAGCATCGTAGCTGTTCGCCGAAGTATTGCAAGTTGCATTCCTATGACGTGGATTGGCATGTGGAATCAACAGTGGGCGAAAGTACCATTGACCGTGTTGATTCTCGCGGTTTAACACCACCGCCACGTTGGTTGGAAGCGAAAATTGGTGAGTTGGCCACCAGTGAAGAATCTGTCACTAGCTACTTACTCGTTGACCCTGATCGCTTTAAAACAACTGAACCCATTCGTGAGAAATATAAGGACGTCAAAATCCCGGACTACCCGAGGGTGAAAGACTACTACCGTTTCGACCGTGTGGTAAATGAAACACCAAACGACTACAGCACCATTCGAGATTACCTGGATGATGCATTGAAGACAGATGGTGCCAAATACCAGTTGAATGTAACACTGTTGGTAACTAATAAGGATGACGACTATTTCAACTTAATCAATGAACACTGGTCTGGCGTTCGTAAGAACGATGTTGTTTTGGTTTACGGTGTTGGTTCTGATTCTAAGATCAAATGGTTCCAGGCTATGACTTATGGTGATGGTCAGGGTAATCAGATCTTATTGTCCAAACTCGATACGTTGGCCAGAGGACAGACGTTAGACCTCGCACTGATCACCAAGCAGTATACAACAATCACAGAAGACTATAGACGACTCCCCGCTAAAACGTTTGCGTATCTGGAAGACAGTTACCAACCGGAATGGTGGCAGGTGGTGTTGTTTGTGGTATTGAATTTAGCGCTAAGTATCTGGGTGACCTGGTACTTAAAAGAAAACGATGTAATTTAAAGGAAAAGTAATGAGCGACAAAAAGAAAGGCATCAGCGGCGTAGTAATCGGTTTGATCATCGTGGTGAGTCTGATCGTGCTGGGCGTAGTTGGTGTTGTGACCGCGTATATCAGTGCTGCTAACTCCGGCGCACGCATTGAAGCGAACATCGAAGCGCTGAACCAAGACAGTGAGAACGTCCTGTCCACTGTTACCACTAATATCAAAGAGCAAGCGGGTATCGTAGGGGTCTACTCCAAAGACTTCCAGGACTCTCTAGCTAAAGCGATGGGTGGTCGTTATGGCTCTGAAGGTAGTAAGGCTACCATGCAGTGGATTAAAGAGCAGAACCCTACTCTGGATTCTAGCCTGTACGCCAAAGTGCAAGACATCATTAACGGTGGTCGTAAAGAGTTCCAAATCTCACAGACTCGTAAGCTCGAAGTCTGCCGTGATTATAAAGCTCGTCTGAATTTCGTCATCGGTGGTGCATTCATGCGTATGGCGGGTTATCCGAAAACCGATCTGGCGAAAGAGTGTCGTGTCGTCTCAGACACAGATTCTCGTGAAGCCTTTGACACCGGCCTGAACAAGCCAGAATCGTTTAACCGTTAACCATCGGGGGTCATATGGACAGTATCGAACTGCGTCAACTCCTCAATCTCTACACTGGTAAAGTGCGTGTAATGAGTGAGGAAACGCGATCGAATAACAGGTCTCGTGTGGAAGCGTTAGTTGAGTACCGTACGGTAACGAACAGTGCTCTACATGGTGATGTTGCTAAACGTATTGTAAATACGCTAAGCAAAGTAAATCCCCACGACACGCTCCTGATTTCCTCTAACCGCGAGTTATCTACACGTTGGGCGTTGGATCTGGGATACAGTAGTCCTAAAGGCATGCGACCCACGTTATGGAATGGTCCGTTCTATAACAACAGTGGTAAACGCGGTAAGTCACCGGAGAGCAGTCTCGATAAGAAGTTCGATGTGGTTGTCTTCCTTGATTCGGATAACTACTTTGATAAGTACGCTTTGAGTCGAACCTACACTAACCTGGACCGTTTCGTAGACCCCGATGTAATTATACTCAGACTTAACTAAATGTGGAGGACTTCGGTCCTCCCTTTATGCTGTTTTAATTTACACCGCTTGTCTATTTATTGAATCGAAACACAACGGAGCGTTAATAATGAAAGTGAAGTTTGATGGTTGTACCATCGCACTAACTGCAATTGCTTTTCCGGGTGGTGAACGCCACGTCCGTCTGGAAGACCTGGATGACTATTTCGTAGGACTCGAACGTTTCCAGGACTCTGCCAACGTCGACCATGTTGAAGTGCTGATGGATTTCCGTGGGTCTGATGACATTGTGGACCTGATGTTGGTGACGGACGCCATCCGCCGTTTACCGTTCATCACTAAGAACACCGTCCACACGCTGATCATGCCGTACATGCCGTTCGCACGACAAGACCGTGCTGCGGAAGTGGGTGAAGCGCATTCTGCGAAAGTCATGGGTACGGTTTTAAACCTGCTTGCCTATGACAACGTAGTTATCGGTGACGCACACAGTGACGTTACTGGTGCGGTGGTAAATAACGTTCGTTTGGTCTCACAGGCTAAACTCGTTAATCGTCACCTGGGTGGTGAGATTGTTGCGGCCGGTTGGGTGCTGTGTGCGCCTGATACGGGTGCTACTAAGAAAGTGGACCAGTTGGCGCAGATGCTGAAAGTGGTCGATGTGGTTCAAGGTGTTAAACATCGTGATACCCTTACCGGGAAACTCACTGGCTTCGATTGCTACGGTGACGTCGCTGGTAAGAAGGTCATGATCGTCGATGACATCTGTGACGGCGGTGGTACGTTCCTGGGTCTGGCTCAGGTTCTGCGTGAGAAGGGCGCAACTAAGGTTGGCCTGTTTGTCACTCACGGTATTTTCTCGAAAGGGTTGGAAGTGTTCGATGGTCTTATCGATCAGCTCTACACGGTAAACGTGTGGTCTAAGAACGCAGTGGCTACCCCAACCAACAACCTGACCGTTTTCAAAGATAAGGACTTTTACTAATGAACCTCCAATCTCCTGAGTTTTACACTGAAGACCCACTCGTGTTCCTGCTGTGTGACGCCTATAAAACTGGCCACATCAATCAGCAACCTCTGGGCACTGACAGTTTCTTCGAAAACCTGACGGCGCGTAGCCACACGTACTTCAATACCCCGCTGGACTTTGACGGTTCGGTCTTCATGGGCATGCAGCGTCTGTTACTGCGCTGGTTGGTTGGTAGCTTTGATAAGTTCTTCAAAGCACCGTTCAACGAAACCGAAGCCGAGTACCTCCAGTATATGGACGGTGTGTTGGGTAAAGGTGTGGTTAAAGCTAACCACCTGCGTGCTCTGCATGAGCTGGGCTATCTGCCACTGGAAATCCGTTCAGTACCAGAAGGCTCGCTGGTACCGATTCGCGTACCTTTCCTCACCATCGAAAATACTGTTGACGGGTTTGGCTGGTTGACCGGCTATTTCGAAGACCTGTGGAGTAACGAACTTTGGAAGCCGTGTGTATTGGCAACCAAAGCGCTGCACTTCCGCCGTGTGCTGGAGCAGTATGCAAATGAGACCGGTGCGCCGAAAGCCTTCATCGACTATCAGTCACACAACTTCGCACTGCGCGGTATGTCTGGTATGTTTGATGATGCTAACAGCTCTATGGGTCAGTTGGTGTACTTCAAAGGCACTGACAGCTTCCCATCGGTCTGGACAGCTAATCGCTTCTACAACCCGAACGGGGATATTCCGGTTGGTGAAATCGCTAACTCTGTCCCAGCGACTGAACACAGCGTTACCTGTCTGAACATTGCCGTCTACGTTGAACAACTGCGTGCACTGCCGGCGTTCGAAAATGCGACTGAAGATGAACTGTTGTCTAAGGCAGAAGAACTGTTCATGCATCGCCTGATTACCGAAACGTATCCGGCGGGTGTGTTCAGCTTCGTGTCAGATACCAATGACTTCTGGGACACCCTGCGCAATAAAGCAGTGGCTAACAAAGACGCTATCATGGCACGCGATGGTAAAGTTGTCTTCCGCCCAGACAGCGGTAACCCTACCCGTATCCTGGCCGGTTACCGTTGGGATGGCGTACACTACGCTACTCGTCACGACGCAGAGCAGAACGCTGACCTGATTCCGTACGAAGCCATCTACGTCCATGATAAATGCTACCGTATCGTGGAAGGTGACGTACTGCCAGAGATCGACTACAGTCAGCCTCTGGAACTGCATGAAGTTAAAGGTGCGGTTGACCTGCTGTGGGATATCTTCGGCGGCACTGTTAACGCAGCAGGTTTCCGTGAAGTCGATTCACACGTTGGTCTGATCTACGGTGACGCCATCACTCTGGTGCGCATGACCGAAATCCTGGCACGTCTGAAAGAGAAAGGCTATTGCAGTTCTAACGTCGTGTTCGGTGTGGGTAGCTTCGAGTTCCAGTTCGTGACTCGTGACACCCTGGGCATTGCCATGAAGGCGACGGCCGGTAAAGTTAATGGCAAGCATTACTCTATCGCCAAGAACCCTAAAACTGATGACGGTACTAAGAAGTCAGCTAAGGGTTACCTGATCGTCAAACGTGGTGAAGATGGTAAGCTCGAACTGGTGGATAACCTGACCCGTGAGCAGTACGAAGATATGCGTGGTAGCGACATCGATGCAATGCGTACTGTCTATAAAGACGGTGATGTCAAAGTACTCGAAAGTCTGCGTACTATCCGTGAGCGCGCTGCTCAGTGGATTTAATCTGACGGCATAAAACGAGGGGACCTTCGGGTCCCCTCGCTATGCTTTAATAAGGAATAATGCAATGAAACTCAAAGAACTACGTCCCGAAATTTTCGGTCTTTATTTAGACCAACCGCTGGTATTAGACGCGTTGGTTAATTCAGCCATCATGTTAAACGAACGTGAGTTGCTGTATCCGTTAATGTCAGACTTGGCCGCACACAACACCTTCAATCAAGTAGAGGGCGATGTAGATCGTTATGCCTACTGGTTTGGTGTCGGCGAACATGTCGAAGGCATGAAGTCAGATCTACCAAATCCGTTAGATCGTAAGGTGAACCCCATTGCACAATACGAACCTGAAACCGTTAGCGATATCTTGCGTTATATCGAAGGTACGGCTACCAAAATGGGTAACGACACTAAATCCCTGCGTGAAGCAACCACTCGTTTCTTTAAACTCTTTGGAGGCGCGGGTTTACAGTGATCGCCATTCGGGAACTTAAAGATCAAACTGAAATGGGGTTGGTTTTACCGGCCCTATTAACCCTTGACCAGTATTATCCAAACATCGGCGATTGGTTTGAACGTAAGGTCCTCTCAGACACCACAGGAAGCTCTATAGCGATCGGTGCGTTTGAATCTGACACGTTGGTTGGGTTTCTTTTAGGTAAGCGTGGTGGGGAGTCTAAGCTCCGCTGTGTGCGTGTAGCAGAATCCCACCAAAACTCAGGATTGGGTTTGAAGTTATTAGAACGCGGGATGGATTTGCTGGAATGCGAACAACCGCTGGTTACAGTATCGGAAGAACTGTTAGGTCAGTACAGTCGGATATTTGTTAACCGTTACGGGTACTCACTCGACCAAGTAGTTAAAGGGGCTTACCGTCGTGGTAAGTTAGAATACGTATTTAATGGGGCACTTTAAAATGTCACACAGCTTCGTAGCACTAAACAACGCAACCGACGGCACAACTGTCGCGGTAGCAACAAATGAAAAGGGTGGGAATCTATGGTATGGTCGCCCAATACGCTTGCTGATTATTCAAGCACCCACCGCCGATATTAAAACGCATATCGCAGGTTTTCTTGATGTGGGTAATGAATACCTACTGTCATCGTCGTACAGTGAAAACTATCGACTGACGGCGCTGGTAGTGCAAGATTACCGTACGGAGTTCGTCACGGTTCGGGATGGTATTGTCGCAATTGAACAGTCGCCCGAACATATGTTAGAAATTCCGGATCTGAACAGCACAATCGTTACACCGTTGACGATGTCCATCCCTAGCAACACCCTGGAAGGTAAGTTGGCTAACCACATCGTGTTGGGACTGATGTCTGGCATTACTCCTGGTGAGCTATTCAGTCGC